GCCATTAGGTGATCTCCATAATTCCGAGGCTGACATCAAGAGCAGAAGCTGTTCCCGATTTGACTCGCAAGACATCTGTTGTTTCCAGAATGTACTTTTGTCCTGACAAAACTTCGAGAGTTGTTCGACCTGGAATACTCACGGTATCTAGAACCTGAAAAACTGTGCTGCTTGCCGAGGTGTCTTGACTCTGCACTGAGACATCAACTGAGCTGCCAAGCTTGTTACAAATCGCAAGTCCCAGAATCACAGTCGTTGTTGACGACGGCGCAGTATATAAATCAACGTATGCTGAGTGATTTACGTTTGCCGCGAATGCGTTTTTAAAGGTGTTAGCCATTTTATTTTCCTATCCTAATGCGATTGCGAGTGCCGTAGCATCGTCAACAGAAGCTGCGCTTGCAGCGGTAGCTACAACTTCGTTTACCCCACCCGCCGTAATTCGAAGTTCAAACGCATCGCCGCTGGCGAAAGAGGTTGCCGAAGTTCCGTCTTGACCACGAACTACAGTTAAGTTGGTGCCAGAGATTGCGGTCACTTTGACAATTTCCATCGTGACCGGTCCCTCTTTCTGCAACGTGCAGAACGCATAGTCGGTAGCGCCTAACGTGGGGAACCCTGTTGCGCTAGTTATCGGGATCGTAGTTACGCTGCTGTTAATGGCGCCGCTTATCGTTGTCTGAAAATTGTTCGCAAACTTAATGCCCATCGCATTTCCTTAACTAGCGGTTATTTGCCAGGTTATCGTCATTACGTCCGACGACGATTTATTTACTTGGGCATAGACAGTCCGACACAACATTGTGCCGCCGCTAGATGCGTTCAAAATAGCGGCTTCAGTTAATGCCCCTGTTCCCGTTCCGGCTGCAAAAGTAGCAACATAAGAAACTTGATTGGCAGAAACAGTTGTTGAGGTCAGGGCGATACGCGCTAACTCAGTACCTAATGCGGTATCTGCTACGGCAGCGGCAGTACTTCCAGAGCCGACTGCCATGTGCGACATAGCCGTAGCTGTCGCGTCTTTCATTCGCGATGCCACATAGCCTTTACCTGTAGTAACGACAAGGTTATCTATGTCTCGAACCACTTTGCCGTTGAGTGATACGGAGAGTCTCCCCGTAAGTGTTAAAGCTGAGTTAAACATTATTGATTCCTCTCAATTAAGAGTTAAGTGCGAACGTGTTGAACGCTGAAGTATTAAGTACCGAGTGGTTATGTCGAGTTACTAAATGAGTAAAACTTTCTGAAAACGACACAGAGTCTGTTTCGTTCTTTTGAACAGAGAAAACACTGTTGTCACTAAAAGAAAAGACGTTGGTCTTATTAACCACCGCTCCGTTAGTATGGTTTTCAATGTCATCAAGACTAAAAGCATCAGTGAACGCCCGTATGTAAGACACATTCCTATTGAATATATCCCCGACACTTAAACTGTCTGCTAGAGGTTTGCTTAAAGACTTACTATCCGTATCAGAAATAGGTGTCGAGTCTGTTTTTACTGCCGAAAACGCTGTGGATAAAATCTCAGAAACCGACAGCGTCTCTGTTAGACCCTTGCCTATAGTCAGAACAGCAACATCCGAAACAGCATATGAGTCTGCGAAGTCTCTGAAAAATTGAACAGTAATGTCCACGTTTTCTGAAAGCGATAACGCCTCGCTGATTTGTTTTTGTAAACTAAGCTGTTGAGAGTCGCTGATCGATAATGTTTCAGCGGATACCTTTCCTATGTTTAAGGAAGAGATATCCGAAAAGGAAAAAGAGTCAGGACCAAGGTATCGGTTAAGCGTGTAGTAGTTTAAATCTACTTGCGTTGCCTTTAGCTCGTTCCAGGTAATATCACCCTTAACTAACTGGTATGCGACGTCAGCTTTAAGATTGCAGTATGTAACGTCCATTCTTTTAGCCATTAGTCAAAATCGCTCCTGACTTTCAGCTTGATTAGATCGTAAACGGTTTGGACCCCACCGTTATTAAAAGTGATCTCGATCTCACCTTCATAGACTCCGGCTGTACTTAATGTACCTGCCGGAAAATTTGTGGCGACTTTCCCTAGAGAAGGGTTAGTTAAAGAGCAGGTTAGGGTACTGGTTATTGTCGTAGAACCTACCTCTCTAAGCCTGAGTCTTACACTTGCACCCGTGACATTAATAGCTGCCCAAGTGGTACTGTCTTCTGCATCAAGTATTTGACCTGCCGCCGCTAAATGACTGTTCTTTAGTGTGAACGTCAGCTCAGGCAGAGTGTCACCGGTCACCAAATTGAGAGTGTCTGAATAAGCCATTAGATAAACTCCCTCTTGCGTATCGTTAAGGTGCCACCGGCAAACCCAAACTTAACCTGGCGAACAGCCTTGCTGACCTCTCTGTCAAACAGAGCTTTTTTGCTTGCCGCCATGTTCGGGTTAGTGAATGGCTGGTTTGGCATTATCTGGAGTCGGAATAGAGCGCCGGATGTAATAGCTTCTCTGTTCTCTTTGCCGATAGTGTCTGGAATACTGGTGCTGGTCGCTGACGGCTTTAAGCTGCACAGCACTCTAATCGTCGCGGCGGCGGCAGGAATAGGGGCGAGATAAAAGGTAGTGTTATCCCTCTGGCTGTAATAAGAAGGAGTGCCTCGTTCTTTGCCGTCTCCAATGTTATGCAGCAACTCGCTATAGCTAACCGCCTTGAGTCGAGTCTTGTTCGCGAAGATATCCGTTATGTAGTTAAGCTCTGTCCCTGCGGGAAGAGTTAGGTCGTAATCATTTACGCCGGCAGAAAGAATGATCTCTTCTGCTTCGGGTATATAAACGCCAGTTCTTTTGCAGAATTCAATAGCGGAGTCTCTGACAACCTTCTCGACAAGAAACTGCGGAACGCCTCTACACTCCGGTCTAACAAATTCAGTGAAATCTGAGTACTTCATCCTAAAGCTCCTGTTGGTCTAGGCGAAGATGCCGCATCAGATCGAGTTTTAATCCCAAGGCTTTGACTAAATGCTTGAAAGTGCATTGCAGACCTTTGAATATTTCCTTCCGCAGAGTCGATTTGGTAAGCCCTGTAAAGGGTGTAATCTACAAGGCAGTTAGCGTAGACATCGTCTAACGCGATATTGGTCGCGGATGAATAAGCCGTAGGTATAACTAATGGGATAGAGGAGTAAACAATCTCTAATGAGTGAGTTCCGCTTATTCCTTTTGGGTATATGTAGAAGTTTTTGGGGTTTCCAGAATCGTAAACAAAATGCTCGATTCCTTTTGCTCCAGCTAGGGTTTCATGCCAGTTGGGTAGGTTCTGATCCAGAATAGCCCTTTCAACTTGCGTGATTGCGTTTCCATTTACGTTTCTAATGACATCGACCAACCTAAGTCCTGCCACTGGCAGCGCTTGTTTACTTCCGTTTGCACACGAAAAGGTTTCTGTTGTGACATTTGCGTCAGGTCTGTGAAGCACTACCTCCCGCTGACCGTCATTGAGAAACTTCACCAGATTTGCGTTGGTATACCTGGTTGCGGCAGTGTCTTGCAAAACAATGCTTATCCTTGCGAGAACATCTACAACTTTAATCGTCGCCATCTAGCTCCTCCCACTCTGTTACCTCTAGATCAGGAAGACCCGCAAACGAATCCGTGTACGGAAACTCGTTGCCAGTGAAAATATTTTTAACTATTTTCGGGATCCTTAGTTTTGCGGCAGGGACAGGATTGTCTTTGTTCATTTGTAGCCTTTCGACCTGATCCTTCAGCTCAGAAAGCTTTAATCTGCGGTCCAACTTAACGTCAAATGTCGAAATCGTTTCTTTATAAAGATCGTCTTTTTCTGTCTTAACGCTCATTTGATTCCTTTAAAAAAAGGGGAAAGCCCGAAGGCTCTCCCCCTTAGAAGGACTTATTAAGTCCACTTACCGATTACCAGTGCATCAGGTACAACTACCTTAGAACCGAAGACGTTTAGCCCTCTGACCGCATCACCGAACTTGGATTCCATACGAATGGTTTCCGCATTAGTGAACTGGCTGGCAAAGCTAATCGCTTTAGGATGACCCGCGACAATGTGCGTGTAACCACTGTCGGCGCCAGAACCAGGTGTGTAAAGCATGTTGGACTGATAGACAGTAAACCTGTCAACCATGCCAACCTTTCCGTTCCTGATAGGACTTGTATCGTCTCCCGTGAGATACGCTTGACGAAGCTCTGATTGCTTGAGCAAACTAACGAATTCTGGAGAAACTACGATAAATCGTCCTTCCTCTGGAATGTTCAGATTGTCGAGCGAAGTAGACATTCCAAGGATCGTGGTCAGCACGTTAGCTGCCGTGATAGTTGTCTGAGAGCCAATTGTTGTGGCTCCAGTTACTACACCTGTAAGAACATCTGTCTCTACCGCAACTCGCATTCCTTCAG